ATCAAGACTTCCAATCGGAATTTTTATAAATTCAAGCCAATCTTTAACAATGTCTCGTTCTCTTTGAGCCATTGTTAAAAAATGATTTCTTGTTTTTACTTGAGGAGACTCCATAGAAATTTTCATTGTATAGGGAGGAGTATCAAATACAAATTTTCCCTTTCTCTTGTGAGGAACACAAATACTACCATACATCGCAGTCTTATCCCAAGTAGCAGAATCCACACTCCACCAAGGATACCGAAGAAGGAATTTATAAGAGGTTACCCCAAATCCATGAATTTTTACTTTTGGTAATCTATTTGGAGTATCGCAAACAATATCAAAACACTCATCAATCCAGGTTTGGCAAGACTTTTTCATCGAATTTCCTACTAACCCACCAAGACCAATTATTTTATACCCTGCCTTCATATATCGTCTCAACCATTTTGTGTCAGTTGGATAATGAACCACGGGGACAGGAGATAATCCATGCTTCTTCTCCAAATACTTTTGGTTTCGCCAAGTTAATTCTGGATTTGGAATCACATCAACATTGGCATATAAATCAATCGCAATTTTGTATTCCTTAACAAAAGCAGCATAAGAATCAATGTAATCCCAGAATTCTTTAGTTTCGTAAAAATCCCATTTTCCACCACCATGCTTCTTATGATATTCGGCAGCTTTCGTCCAAAGAGTAAAAGCCCCTGAATCTAAAAAGTGAGATTCAACTATCCCTATTCTTTTTCTTTTTCTCATCTATTAAAACCTGCCAATCATGCTCATAAACTCAGCCCTGACTTCCGACTTTTCCAAAAATACTCCTCTCAAAGAAGAAGTTACCATTTTCGAGTTTTGTTTTTCGATTCCTCGGCAAACCATACACATATGCTTAGCTTCCAATACACAAGCCGCTCCCAAAGGTTGAACAATATCCATTAAAGCTTCGGTAACTTGTTGGCAGATGCGTTCTTGTATTTGTGCTCGCCGAGAAAATACTTCAACAAGACGGGCTAATTTAGAAACACCAATTACTTTCCCATCCTTTGGTATATAAGCTACATGAGCGAAGCCATAAAAAGGAAGCAAATGATGTTCACAAGTTGAGTAAAATTCAATATTCTTTACAAGTACCATCTCATCACAAGGTTCTTCAAAAACTTTAATAATATCTCTTGGATTTTGTTTGTATCCGCCAAACAATTTTTCATAAGACTTAATAACTCGTTGAGGAGTTTCTTTTAACCCCTCCCTCTCCGGATCTTCTCCTATATATTCAAGAATACGTCTGACATTCTCAACTGGGCCATCTCCTTCGTTTTGCATACGCTCCCATGGAAACACAACCCAGCCCATATTTTTATCATATGAATTCTGTTTATCAACCAGTGCAAAAAAAACTTTATTTGCAAATTTGGCCTTGGTTTTACCGCTATCTATAATATCATCAATGATGACATCTGCAACATTTGGGTCTTCCACCATAATAGGAAGCTTTCGAAGTAAAACAATTTCCCGCAACACTAACAAAGCTGCCGATATACCTCCTCTTGGTACTCCATATATTCGTATCACATCTAATGAACCCAAATTCATCACAACTTGATTGGCTACCATTTTAGCCATCGTAATTACTTCTTCCCACGTCAAATCGGTTTTATTAGTCATTTCATCCCCTTATACAACCCAAAATTAGGCCCAGACACGCATTCTCACGCCCAAACTCATCCTAATAGGTAGTTTGAGGCCTTATTTTAGATGTCAGTCGCTTGTATAGCAAATAGGGTCTTCTGCATTATTCAATTCAAATGCTCTTAATCGTTCTATACAACTGCCACATTTTCCGCAAGCAGTTTCTTGATTCTTATAACATGTTCGGGTAAGCTCAAAAGGAACTCCCAACTCAATTCCCCTTTGAACTATATATCTTTTGGCAACATGAAGAAAAGGTGCCACAAGTGTTATTCTTTCATCAGTACCTATCTCAATCGCCCTCCTCATAACTTCAAAAAATTTGGGTCTGCAATCAGGATAAATAAAATGGTCGCCAGCATGAATTCCAATCCAAACTTCTTCTGCTCCAACTGACCAAGCCAATCCGGATAAAATTGAAAGAAAAATAATATTCCGACTCGGAACAACCGTACTTTTCATACTTTCCGCTTCATAGTGACCTTCTGGAATTTTCACATTACTATCTGCCATCAAACTGGATTGAAAATTCTTAAATGTTTCTCTCATATCTATAAGTCTAAAAGGAACATTCATATAGTTTGCAAGTGATTGTGCTGCTTTATTTTCAAATTTGTTATGTTTGGAACCATAGCAGAAACCAACAGCCTCAACCTCATAATTTTCACACAGAGCTTGAGCCAAAACTACAGCAGAATCCAATCCTCCAGACAAAGACACAATAACTTTTTTCTTCATAATAAATCCCTCACCTAATTTTAAGAACTTTTTGCATTTGAAGACTCAACCTCCACTTCGGATGAGTTTTAACTATCTTCACCGCTTCATTTATATTCAATCGAATATTCTTATTATCACAAGGTTGAATATAATAATATTTCGCCAAAGTTTGCTCCAAATAAGTAAAGATAGCAGGCTTTTCTAAAATAACAGAAGGCCAAATAACCTTGATTTCATCTATCATACAATTAACTTCAATCGGCAATTGCTTTGGTGAGACTGTCACCCAATCCAGCAAACCTTCAACTCTATACCGAAGTAAAGATTTGGTTCCATTTGTTTCAATTGCCACATAATATCCGTGATACTTTAATAATTTTAGTAAGGGTTTCAAATTCTGTAATGACGGCTCACCTCCTGTAATAATCACATTTTTACAGAGGGATGAAGAAATATGCTGTAAAATACTTTCTTCGCTTCTTTTCATCTTTTCACTAAAATCAGTATCACAAAAAGAGCATTTCAAATTACAGCCCGCCATACGAATAAACCAAGCCGGCATCCCAACATTTCTTCCTTCACCTTGTATGGAATAGAAAATTTCATTTATGGAATATAACACGCTTTGTTACCTGCACTTTCTTGAACGATAACTTTTGTTACCCGCAATGAGCTTGGAATTTCATTATCCTTCTCAGGACAATCACCAAAAATATAATTCTGAACTTCGGTGGCAATCCACTTTGCCAAATTCTCTGCTGTTGGATTCATACCACCAAGCTCTTCAACATCATTCAGACATTTATGGTCGAGCGTATCCTTTATTACTCTTTCCATTACCTCCTTAAGCCAAGTGAAGTCAATAACCATCCCGCAGATTGTTAAAGCCTCACAAGAAATCTCAACCTCAATAACCCAATTATGACCATGAAGTCTTCTGCAAGATGAATCATAAGGAAGTGCTAATTTATGGGCTGCGGAAATTTCAATTCTCTTCGAAACTATATACATATTAACTCCTTACCCAAAACCATACAAACTTTTTCAGTCTACTTTTCACCTTTTCCAATATAAAAGCGGTCTTCGTTATCCACTTTTATATTGATGGATTTTTCCCTACTCATACGATTCGGGAGCTGAGCTTTGATGGTTTTTCCCATAGATTCTGGATTTCTGTCTGGAAATCTTCTTTTCAACAAGGATAAAATTTTCTCTTCGGAAATTGGGCCATGACTCTTAACAAATTCCAAAATAGACATTATCACGCCGGGAGTCTTTTGTTTCTTTGTCGCACTTGTTTTTTCTGTTTTCTTCTTCGACGCACCCTTCTCCTTTCTTACTGCCTGTTTTTTCTTTTCCGCTTTCCGATCGGCCTCTCGTCTTTCGGCATCCTTAACATCCTGCTCAAGCTGCTTGTTTGTCTCCGCTTTTTCGACATCAACCACAGTGACGATGCGTCCTTTCTTCTGCGCCCCCAGAATCTCGCCCACACGTTTTTGCGTTTTGATGTCAAGCTCTGTTCCGCCAACGAGCACATCCAACTTAATAAGCTTCTTTTGCAGGCGTGCAGTATCCCACTTATTCGCGGTCTTAAAACCCAGAGCCTCAAAAATCTTGATGGCTCTGTTCCTTGTGATTGTTCCCAAACTTTTTTCTTTTCCTCTGCTCATTTCTTGCCCTTTCTATTTTTAATTCACGATATGCTTTCTTGATTTCCTCTATCTGATTTTTCCATCGGGTATTAGCTGCGACCGCAAGAATATAAGCCAAGTCTCTACAGTCTGAAACCAAATCTTCAACGAAATCCTGTACTGTTCTATTCTCCATCATCTAAATCTGTAGCATTCAACACAGCAGTTAAAATACGATTATCGGGAGATAATAAACTTCGAGGATTATCCAATAGCAAATCATACAAATTTTGACAGTGTTTCTTTGCCCACTCAAAAATTGGTTCTGGATTCATTGCATGATAACGTGCCAATATAGTTGACGCACTCGCAATTAACGATTCAGCTTCAGCGCGTGCCCAACCATCTTTAGGTCTCATTGCTTGTTTATAAGTCAACTCGTTTCTCCTTTAATTTACTTCATCCTTATCATATTATCGTGAAAAACACAACCAAAACGCAAAAAATTCTCAAAAACAACTGCAAATAGCAGGATTCGCAAGTGCGAGACACCCTGCGACATGCACACAATGACTCGAATGAAATTCGTCGTCCCGGAGCGAAATCCAGTTCAGACGCATAATCCCACGCTTCTTTTCAGACTCAGTCTGATTTATACCAACCATTCCGGTCACCGAATCAATCTTTCTCCTGTCATCCGTGAAGTTCGCCATCTTCAAAATATTTCTGTCATAAGACTCCGCATCCGACTGGGTAGCTGTCACCAACAAACAGTGTCTCCGTTGACTCAGTGCACGCAGACGCTTCCATGTTTCGTTTATGCGATCACGACCTTCTATACCAGCATACTCCATTTTGAGAATATCTGCGTAATCAATAACTATCACATCTGGAATCCAAGAACTCCTCTCCCAATCTTGCAAAATGCTTTCAATCCCATCGACGCTGAGCGTTGAATTAAAGTGACACGACAACTTCAGATATGTCTCTTTACTCTTGATTTTCTTGCGCATTATCTTTGCACACGCCTTTGCAGCCTTTCTCCAACTTAAACTTTTAGTGAATCCCTTTAGCTCAAATTCTCGTTCTACTTTTCTTTTCTTTTCATTGTACCAAATCCTTGTCGGATAATATACGTCACAAGCGTAGCGGGGTTGCTTAGATGCACGAATCATCAGACGCCTCATTGTTTGACTTTCACCCATGTCACCAACTTCAAACATCGCAACTTTCCTCCGCTGCAACATAGCCTCATACGCAATAGCCATCAGCCAGAAAGACTTGCCAACACCCTTTTTGCCCATAAAAGAAATAAAACCCTCACGCTCAAGAGAATTCCTGAAAAACTTTCCGAGGGCACCCTGAAATTCAATCAGCGTTTCTTTCCTATCAGTTTCAAACGCTTTTCGAATTACATCCACATTTTGCAAGACGTCAATGCCCTCACCGGCACCCATCTCGATTCTGCTGTAACCAACCAATCTGTCATGTGCTCTATCGGAATGTCCATCAGATATATCGGATTCGACTTGCTCAATCAAATTCTCAATTCTAACCTGATTAAAATACTGAGACGCGATGTCGATCATGTAATCACTATTACTCTCGGACTTCAAATCTTCGTATTCGTCACTCAATGACGATAGGAAACTGCTTACAAGATTCACACTGCTCTTATCTTGGGTCCTCGACGACCATCCCTCAAATAGACTCTCGATGTGCTTCATAGGAGCTTTATTATATCGCTGATAATAATTCAAACACCATCGAGCGATTATGTTCGCCCACTTGGACTTGAAAGACCGAGGCTGCCACTTTGAGTTGATTCTCGCCAACACAACAGAATCGACAATCATAGCAATCAAAATTCTACGTTCGTCACTATTATCTTTTTTATCTATCCGCATAAATTCTCAAAACAATCAGTAAAATTTTTTAGCAATTCACCATAAAGCCAGTCCGCAGTGCCTCCCATTTTAATTCGCCTTTGGACTATATCTGAACCTGAAATGCAAAAATCATACTTTTTATTCTTCGGTCGATATAATCTTAATCTGGCCCCAAAACCATTTGCCTGCTTAATCAATTGACGCAGCATATATTCATCTGTCAGCTTTATTGTTTTGGTTTTTTTCATATCAATCCAAATGA